CGGTTGATCCACCAAAAGACGATACAAAAGTTGATCCACCAAAAGACGATACAAAGGTTGATCCACCAAAAGACGATACAAAGACTAGCGATACCGAGACTGACGATGAGGAGAATAAAAAGAAGAAAGTAACAGAAGAATCTTTAGACATAGACAATATTGTAGAAAATGCTAAAGTAGAAGATCTTTATTCTAAAGCAAAGGGCGCTAATGATGAAGGAGCATTAAACAAAGCTAAAGAATTAGCGGCATCTTTAAAGGCAGCTGCAGCTGAAGAATTAGCTGCAAAAACTGAATTAGCAAATAAAATTTCAGGAAAAGAAGTTCCTAAAACTATTATAATTCTAGCAGGTGGAGACGATGAGTCCGCAAAAGAAGGCGAAGACGGTTATACTTTAGGTAGTTTTATTGACAAATATGGAGGTGGATCTTCTATAGTAGGTAAAGAAGATTATTCACCTATTAAAATAGCAGATGAAATTTTAGCCAGCGTAGACGACGCAATTGCAAGTGCTACAGGTAAATCAGACGACACTCCTACTGATGACACTGAAGATGGCAATAAACCAAAAGATGACGCCGAAGTTGGAAAAGACGGAGGATCTAGTGACTTATCAGATGAAGAAAGAGAAGCTAAAAACTCTAAAGAAGGTAAAATCCAAAGATACAAAGACCTATTAGCTAAAACCGATGATGAAGAAAAGAAGAAAAAGATTCAAGATAAAATTGACACTCTAAGTAAAACAGAAGAATCTAAATTCTTAGATCCAGACTTTATAGCTGTATTAGAGTCAGAGTTATTAGAATTTGAAAACTTAATAAATGAATCTAAAGAACTACCTAAGAAAGTTAAGCTTTATGTGGGTATGTCAATTGCTGATAGATTTAAAGCGTTAATGTAAGATTAAAGAGAGCGTTTGGTAATAAAACGAATAGACAGAAAATAATTATTAAAAATGGCAAAAATATTTTACGTAACAGAAACGACAACAGAGTACACTACTTTTAATTTCTTTAAGACAGAAAGAGAAGCATTAAAATATGGTAAATCTCAATTAGCGGACTTCAGAATGAAAAAGGACACATTCGAAGACGATTTATATGATAAGGATAATGATAAACGTTTTGGAGGCGAATGGATTAACACTCCATCAGGGCTTTTAGTTTCATACCAAAAAGATCGTGCTTATATTCAATCAGCAGATAATGAAGAAGCAAGAAAATTTATTAAAGACGAAGTTGGAAGTGACGGTATTGCTTTGTTCTTTGATAAATTTAAAAAGGGCATGTATTGTACTTTTAATAGCAACAGTGTAGAAGGTAAAGGTTTTAAATGGGAATGGGACGGAGATGAAATTAATGAATCAGAAGAACTACCTAAGAACGCTAAGTTTTATGTGGGTATGTCAATTGCTGACAAATTTAAAGCATTAATGTAAGATTAAAGAGAACGCTTAGCATTCTTTTTAGCCAACTTAAGAAACTCCTCTCGTTCTGCGAGCAGGAGTTTTTTACATTCTTTACGAAACTCAATTGAAGATTTAAGTATTCGACTATCTATCATCGGCGCATCGAGTGCTTCATAATATTCTGGATGAACAAAGTTTTCTAAATCAAAGTTCATAAATTTAGACTTAATTGGTTTTAGACTTATCGCACATATCCAGTCCACTGTATTATAAGAAGCATGTAAAGTGTCAATGTCAACGACCTCGTTAGTACTATGATCCCAATATAATTTTAAACTACTAGCAGATCTATTGGTAGTTTTTTCCATTCTTAAAATACATCCTATAAATTGATCATCTTTAGACCATTTCTTAATGTGTCTATGTTCTATTAAGAATTTACGATGATGTTTCTTAAGACAACCCAATATAATCCCATATCTGTTTCTAGGGTTTGGCCCATTGGTTCTTACTATTTTAGGTGGTATTGCCATATATTATATTTATCTTTGAAACTTTAACGCGGTTAAGGCGTATAATTACCAAAACATACATATATGCAATCAATAAATCAACTATTTACAGAGAAGTATCGTCCAAAAAACTTAGATGATTTGATCTTACCAGATCGAGTAATGGCAAAATTCAAAGATGGATTAGTCCAAAACATGTTATTGTCAGGTTCTCCTGGAACTGGTAAAACTTCATGTGCAAAGGCAATTGTAAATCAATTTGAATTACCATACCTTTATATAAATGCATCTACAGATACTTCAGTCGATGTTATTCGTACCAGAATTACAGATTTTTGTTCAACTGTTTCTATTATGGATAAGCCTGGAATGTTTAAGGTAGTAATACTTGATGAGGTTGATGGTGTATCAGATCAATTCTTTAAAGCATTACGTGCTACAATGGAAACATTTGCATCTAATTCTAGATTTATTGCAACGTGTAATTACATTAATAAATTACCAGATCCTATTTTATCTAGGTTTGAAGTTATTAACTTTGACTTTGATAAAGAAGAAGAATCTGAATTAACTAAGAAATATATTAAAAGAGTTTATCAGATATGTGGAAATGAAGATATGACAATTGAAAAGCCAGCATTGGTAGAATTTGTCAGACGTAATTTTCCAGATTTAAGAACTACACTTAATAAATTACAAGGATATAAAACTCAAGGTACTTCTAATATTACAGTAGAAGATGTTAAGAAGTTTAATTCTGTTTATAAAGATGTATTCGAGCTTATATTTAATGAGACTGATCCTGCTAAAAATTACCAGTTACTTGTTAGTAATTATGGAAATAAAGTAGATGACGTTTTACAAACGTTAGGTGAAGAATTTGTTGAATATATACAACAAGAGAAATTACAACATGTTAAACACATTCCTCAAATTATCATTACTGTTGCTAAACATCAAGCGCAAAGAGTACATGTTATTGATCCAGTGATTACAATGTTAAGTTGTGTATATGAAATACAGTCTATTGTTAACTCTTAAAAATAAGTTAGTATAAATTTTTTATTGTCATTTATTTTTAGTATATTGGCAGTAGATAAAAGAAATAAAGATATGAAAGTGGGAAAACACACATTATTGATTGACGGTAACTATTTTGTATTTAGTAGATTATTTGTTCTACCTAAACCAAAGAATGGCGAACAGCTATTGGGTGATGATAAGCAAAAATCTCAATTTATGCGAAAATTGGCCATTGACTTTGCGTCAGAGATGCGCAAGTTAAAAATGTTCGTAGATGACGTTGTATTAACAGTTGATTCTAAATCGTGGCGTAAGGATCTATATCCTGAAGCAGACTATAAAGGCACTAGAAAACAAAGTTCATCTGTAGATTGGACCGCAGTTTATGGTGTATATGAAGAATTCCAAAAGATTGTAGCTACTAAAGGCGTTACGGTTCACCAGATACAAGGTGCTGAAGCAGATGATGTTATCTTTGGTTGGTCTACAATGCTCAATGCACGTGGTAAATCATGTATTGTATGGTCTGGTGATAAAGACCTTATACAGTTAGTTAACTATTCTAATACTAACGATGCACACACATTATGGTATTACAATACTAGAAAGCAGCTATATGCATATAAAGGATTTGAACAAGACATGATAACTTCAGCTGCTGCAGATTTATCTACTGATGATATGTTATTTAATATGGGTGGACAAACTATGTTAAGAGATAATTATCAAGGTGACATTATGGGTTGGATTAACGCTAATAAAATTTCTATTGAAGAAATAGACTGCGACGAGTTTATTCTCAAGAAAATTCTTACTGGAGATAAATCAGATAATATTCCAGCATGTGTTACTTGGCAAAAAGAAATGAAGACTGGTAAGATGCGTAACTATTCATTAACAATGAAGCACGCTGATACAATATATGATCAATTTCTTAAAGAATACGACAACTTTATTATAGATCACCTGTTCTCTTCTGAATATAAAGATAAGTTATCTGATATAATTTATAGAGTAGTAGGACATAGTACGCCCACACTCATTAAAATAGCTCTATCAACTAACATTGCTCTTATGTTATTGCATAATAAAACTATTCCAGATGCCATTCAACGTGCTATCTATGATTCTATAGAAAGAGATTGGGAAGGCGCTATAGAAAACAAAGATTCTATCATGGAAATGGATAAAATATTAGAAGGTACTGGATGGTTAGATAAGAAGGCCGGATTTGGTCCAGATGCATTTGCAGGAATAGACATTCCTAAAGAAGAATCTAAGATCAAAAAGAAACCAATGAAACTTGTAGGTAAAAAAACCAACAAAGAAACAAAAGATCCAACAAAAAAGTTATTTTAATATGACATTAACTGATTATATTCACATAGAAGAAATATTAGCGGAAGCAAATGCACATAATTTAAAACAAGAAGTTATAGATCTTGCTATTAAAATAGAGGCACTTCATGACTTTTCAAAATTAGATGCGCATCAACATGCATTTAATACACTAATTGGATAAACTTTACTCTTTAAGAACATATAAGTAATATGCTAGACGAAACTAAGTTATTTGACTTTGTAAAAATAATGTTTACTAAAAAGAGTCAATACGATAAAATAAAAAATCATAACAAAAAGCGCCATCATTTCATGATAAACCGTTTTATGGCAATTAAATATCCTGCAAACGCACAGATGTTTAATTTTAACGGTATTAGTGGTGCAAATGTTGTAGAATCTTGGGCAATGGTTGCCAATAGATTTAAATCTGTACCTGGGTGGTTTTACACCAAAACAAAGAAATCAGCTACAAAAAATAAGGCTGATAAATATATTCCAACAGAACAAGCTATTCAAATCTACCTCACTAAAAATGAAGTAGGTATGCGAGAATTTAATGATATTAAAAAATTCGCAAAAGAAGACCTTTATTCTGATTTGAAAAAAATAGAAACACAGGTCGATGTCTACAGAAATTAGAGATACTTTTTCAGAGGTCATTGATGTTACACTACATAAGTATAACTCAATAGATTTAAAATTATGGGGAATATTATCAAGATATTCTAACATTAAAAAACTAGGTGAAGATTCTCTACTTCTTGGAGTAGAAGATGTACGTAAAATATTGTACAATGTATTTAGATCTGAAATTTCTAGATTTAAGGCAATAAGCGATGTCTCTATTCACAAGGAAGCTACTTCAATATATTTCATAAATCAAATATTAGATACCATGTCTAATTTGATGTGGATTAAATTTACTCTTAATAAGAATTCTAGTTATAGCAGAATAGTTAACATTGATCAAATCAAAACTATTAAGTACAGTACTAAAACTTTAAGAGGTAGTGTTAGATTATTTGATATATTTAATGAGCATGAAACTGAAGTTGCAAGCATGATCTTAAAAAGAGCTAATCTAATGGGCAAAGAAGATCATTTTATGGTTATGCGAGTTAGAAGCTTCTTATCTGCATTGGATTTATTCTTATCTGAAAACAATACAACTGAAGTTTTTAATATAATAAATGCTATTATTCAAAGAATTGAAGTATATGAATCTGATAATCCAGAGATGCTTTTAATCACTGATAAAAAATCAGATATATAAATAAAAATAAGTCGTAGACTTTAATCGTTAATGGTAACTAATTTTACAGCAAATCAAATAGGCGACTTCATGTACGCCAAGCTTTTAGAACCTTATAATAACACATCTAAGGTTACAGGGTGGAATATTACAGCAGGTGTCACAACACCAAATACTGTAGGATTTCTTGCTATGACTTTAGGTCAAAAGACTATCACTGGAATTGAAACAAACTTGAATTTAGTTCCTGGTGAAAAAATATTAATTTCTAATTATACAGTTACAGTAGAGGCCATAAATAGTCCAACTGAATTTACAATAGTAGAAGGCGCACCTATATCTGCAAATAGTATTAAATTTTATAAAAAACCGGATCAAAATAATCATTTCGAATATTTTTATAGATGGTCCCAGCATGGTTCTAGTACAGATGGTGGACAAATGTCTCCATCTAGACCTTTAAATTTATCAACAGGACCTAATGATATTTTAGGTCAAACATTTGATGAAAATAAACCGTTATGGTTAGACGTAAAAGCCGAAGTTAATAGATTAGGCGACTATAACACCATAACATTGTTAAGTGTTACATTTGAGTTATTATCTACAGATGGTATTATTGAAAGTTGTCCTCAGTTTTGTGAAGAGTGTACAGATCCATGGTCAATGAGTGGATGTGCAAATATTGTTATAGATTGTGATGCTCCTTTATATGATCCTTATAATTTACAAAGACCTGTAGATACTTATAGAGATTTAAGTGAATTGTCTTCAGAAATGTGGGGTCATCCTGTAAAATATTTTAGAGTAGAACCAGATAAAAGATCAAGCGATGTAGTATTAATGGAATATTCATTATATAATGTCACAGAGTCTGCAGATCTTAAGATAATGGTTCCAGATAATGCAATGCCAACTCAAGAATTTCAATATGATATTTTTGGAATGGGTTTTGAAGATTTTGAAATACACCTTACACAAGGTCAATTTAAATCGGCATTTGGTTTAGGTCCTAGTCCACGTTCTAGGGATTACTTATATTTTCCACTAATGAACAGAATGTACGAAGTACGTTCAGTTTCATTTGCAGATGAATTCAATATGGATATGACATATTGGAGATTAATGTTAACTAAGTATGAAGAAAGAACTAGTTCTATTCATACAGATACTACAATTGAACAAGAAGTCGATGATCTAGTTACTGGAATAGAAGAAGTATTCGGAGAAGAATTAAAAGATGAGTATGCTAAGGTAACAAAACCTGAGCAATTTAAAACAGTCTTTACTGAAGTAAATGACGGAACAAGATATAAGATACACAATAATTTAACAATTAAAGATACTGAAATTAGAAATCAATGGACTATGATTTCTAAAAACTGTTATGATATGTCTAGTATTAAAGACATAGGTGTAGAGGCAGTACAATATGTAAAAAAATCTGAATTACCAGCTGATAAAAATTTAGCTATAACTCTTTGGTTTAGACCTAGCGCAACAGCGTTTACTGGTGCAATAAAAAATATAAAATTAGTAAAGGGTAAAACTTCAAATAAAGGTTTAAATATTGAGACAGATAAAGACACATTAACACTAGATATAAATAGCGACACGTACACTTTTAATTACAGCTCTCAATTAGAAACAGGAGTTTGGTATGGTGTAGTAATCAATTTAAGTAACACATACAATGCAATTAGCACTGATGTATACAGATTAGATCCTATGAGTAACTGGCAACAAGGCCAACAAATTCAAAATACAATTAAAAGTATATTATCCGAAAGAGTAGACAATATAGCACAATATGGATGGACTACTAACAATAGATGGTCATTAATGCCAGGAAAACATGAAATAACTAACATAAGATTGTTTAATAGAGTTATAGGAGATGATCAACATATTAATATATTACAACAATACGTTGTTAGAGATAATCAGTTTGCACACCTAATAGATAATGCAGTTCCTTCTATCCAATTAAGACGCTACAATCAAGCCAGATAATTAAGTAACACATTAATTTGTTACATGATTTTCTAGATATATAGATTATAATATAATAATATGAGCGAAGACAAAAAGAAGAGTATTTCAGATCAAGCTGATGAAATCAGAAAGGAACTAGATGCTCTAATAGGTGAAAATCAAATGGATGTAGAGACAGATCCAACCGATTTACCAATGATACAGAGAGAAACTAGCTTGGCTCCTGTAAATTATACAGAATTAAAATCCTCATCTGCAAAAAAAGCTAAGAAGACTATAGAAAGTCTTATGAAGTTTTATCTAGATGCAGACATTATAGAAAAAGATGATTACATCAAAGCTAAGAAAGCTATGGATGAAATGACAATGTCATCTTTAATATATCAATTACAAGCGGGTGAAAGAGCACTTACTACTCTATTAGAAACAATAGAAGGTGGAGAATTAGCTCCTAGAATGTTTGAAGTTTTAGCTACTTTACAAAAATCAATGCTAGATATTATTAAGTCACAGACAATGTATTTAATGGCAGCGGAAGAATCTACAAAAAGAATAGCTAGAGATATTGAGATATACAGAAAAAGAGATGATATTACAGAAATTGAATCTTCTGGTGGTGATGTATCAGATAGAAATGTACAAAGAGGTACTAAAGATTTAATGGCAGCAATTCAAGCAGGTATAAATAATCAAGATAATCAAGAAGATATAGAAGACGTCGATATAGAAGAGTCTACTGAAGAATAATAATGAGCGACTACGTAGGAGATAATAAATGGATCCCAAAGGAAGATTCAGCTCAAGCTGCTTCCGAAAGAATTGTTTGGTCTACTAAACAAGTAGATGATCTTATGCTTGCGCTTGATCAAGGTTATAGACCAAAGGTTGCAATGCCCTTTTATGAAGGTAAACAATTTTTACGTAAGGGTAATATTGTATTTGAATATACTGACGAAGAAATAGGAGAATTGGCCAGATGTGCTCAAGACATTGTCTATTTTGCAGAAAAGTATGCGGTAGTAATGACAGATGAAGGTATTCAACAAGTTAAGCTTAGAGAATATCAAAAGAAAATGCTTAGAAATTTTCAAGACGAAAGATTTAATATTGTTCTTGCTGCCCGACAAATGGGTAAAACAGTAACTGCAAGTATTTTTAATGCATGGTATGTTACCTTTAATACAGATAAGAACACACTACTTCTTGCTAATAAATCAGATTCAACCAAAGAAATTATCGATAAGGCTAAAATTGTAGTTGAAAACCTACCTTTCTTTATGAAACCAGGTATTATTAAATATGACGTGATGAACGTTAGATGTGATAATGGTTGTCGTCTGATAGGTCAATCAACTACTGCAAAATCAGGTATTGGATTTACAATTCATAATTTATATCTTGATGAGTTTGCACACATTCACCCATCTATCGCAGATGCATTTTATGAGAATGTATATCCTACGCTATCCTCGTCTAAAGTCTCAAGAATTACTATTACTTCTACGCCAAACGGGTTTAATAAATTTTATAATATTTACGCGGCAGCTGAAAGAGGAGATAATGAATATAATGCAATGCGTGTCGATTGGTGGGAACACCCAGACAGAGACGACGCATGGTATGAAAGAGAATTGGCAAACCTTGGTACAATTGAAGCATTTAATAAACAATATGGAAATGAGTTTGTTTCGTCTTCAAATCTTTTATTAGATCCAGTAGATATGAAGAAAATGAGAAAGCGTATGAAAAAATATGTTTCTCATGAAATGGATCAATTTGACTATATTAGTATAGATGTAAAAGATACTTTAACATGGGACCCAGATTTCGATATTGAAACATGTTCTGAAGGTGGAAACTTTTGGTTATTTTCAGTGGATATTGCAGAAGGAAATGGTGGAGATTACTCAGTGATTAATATTTTTCAAATAGATCATATGAATCCACAGGAAATAGACAATGTACTAAATCCAGGTGCAATGTATGATTTCTTTAAATTTAAACAAGTAGCAGTCTTTAGATCAAATGAACATGTCATTGAAGATTTTGCAAAAATATTATATACACTATCAGTAGATATTTTTAACGCAGAAAATGTTAAGATGGTAGTAGAATATAACACATATGGTACTATTTTATTTCAATATCTAGGAACAGTATTTCCACAAAGAAATGATTTTGATGAAGAAATGGTTGTTAGATTTAAACACAGACATGATAGTAAAACACTAAAGCCAGGAATAAAATTAAAAACAGATAATAAAGCAGTGTTCTGTCAGAATTTTGCAAAATTATACAAGATAAATAGATTAGATTTAACAGATGAATCAACTATAGTAGAAGCTAGTTTGTTTGGTACATTAAGAAATGGAAGTTACGGAGCTCAAATGGGACATGATGATACTATCATGACTGCTATTACCGCTACAGAATTTTTTAACACGACAGACTACGCAGATTATATTGAAGAACTATTAGATGTCATAGACCCTAACGTCCACGATGCAATGGAAAAGATATTATTTAAAGATAACACAGAGCAAGGGGATTTACAGTTTGATATTTATGATCTGCTTAAATAAATTTACTAAACGGAAACGGATATATAATAAAAGAATCAAAAAAATAAACTAGAAAAATTATGGCATTAAGTCCTCAATTACAACAGTTCAAAAGCTCAGGCGTATATCGCTTAGAGTTTGACAAATCACAAACTGTTAACATTCCAGCTGAAACTATTAGATTAGTTGTAGGAAGATCTAAAAAAGGTCCTTACAACACTCCAGTGTTCATTGAAGATGTTGAACAGTTCAAAGCAGTTTTTGGCGGTGTAGATAAATCTTTAGAAAAGAAAGGAATGTTTTTCCACAGATCTGCAATCGAAACTCTATCTAGAGGCCCAATCTTAGCATTAAATTTAACTGAAGCAGATCCTCAAGATACAGTATCAACAGTGTCTCCTTCTACTAATTCTGGCCAAGAAGGTGGAACAGCTAAAAACTTAACAGTACAATACAGTTCAGTATTCGATACGGATAAATTCTGGACACCAGCTGATTTTAAATTATTAAACGCAGTAGGTAACGAAGAAGAAACTTCTGATAACGCAATTTCATTTGTAAATATCAAGCAAGATCCTATTACTATTATTGTTAGACAAGCGGCTAACACAGATGGTTTTAATTTAACTGCAAGAGAATGGTACGGTGAAGCTAACATTCCAGAAGGAATCGAAGAATTAGAATACGTATCTGATTACATGATAGATGTAATGATATTTAAAGGTAAATTTGACGCTGCATCATTAAACAATGATCCAACATATGGCGATATGTTTGATACTGCAGGTTTTAAAAGATCTGAACTATCTAAATTCGCTGCATTAAGAGAAGTTACTTTATTAGCACAGTACACGGGATCATTAATTCCTGATTTTATGGACAATGAAGGTCGTCAATTATACATTGAAACTTTAATTAACTTAGAAGCAAGAAGAACAGGTTTATTCTGTGCAATTAACGAAGACGCTATTGAAAGAATTGATTTAGTAGGTAAAAATTACAATATCTACCAAGATTACAAAGTACTTTCACATAGAGTTGATCAAGATGTAGTTTCTACAGAAACAACAATAGACAGAGTATTAGAAGTTGATGGTAACGAAATTAAAGTTACTGGTTTGACTGCAGAAGAATTAGCAATAGCACCATACTTTATTACTGGTGGTCTTAATGGTAAATTCTTAAATTCATCAGTAGGTGGAGAATGGTTAAGAATCAAAGATGTTCAAAATGACGGATCTGGTAATTGTGTAATCTCAACAGAAGAAGGTACATTTGATAAAGCAACTCATGAAGACTTTGACGGAACTAACCCAAACACAATGGATTTCGCAACACCTGTAACATTAACTGTTGATCCAGACGGTTCAATAATCATTTCATCTAATGCTTGGGATTCAGCTACTGGAAATGGACAAGGTGATGTAGTAGCAGGTTATTATTTACCAAGTGCTTCTAACGGAGAATTTGTAAAAATATCAGCAGTTGATCCAGCATATGGTGAAGACGCAGATATGATTAGAATTACACCAGAAGCTGGTGAAGCATTTGCTTCAAGCTTTAATAACATTGCAATCCAAAGTTTACAACCATGGGTAAGAAAGGTAACTGATAAAATTGCAGTTACAGTTATTGACCCTAATGATAGAGCAGTAATGTTCCCATCAGTAAATACTTCTTGGGAATTTGAAGATGCAGGTGCAGGAATATTTACTTTTTCTCACACAGGTGCAGAATCTGTAGAATTCGATTGGTCAAATATCGTTACAGGAATGTACGTGCCAGTTGGACCTAATCATGATGGAAGTGAAAATCCTTACTTAGGTAAGATTAAAAGAAAAATTAAGAAAACAAGTGTTGTTGCTGGAAACGATGTTACTACTTATGAATTTCAAATTCATAGAGCGATATCTAATACTAGACCATCATATGCTCTTAAAAGATATGAAGATTCTACTTCATACTATCAAATGTTCCCATTAAGTGGAGCAACACATACGCCTAAGAAAATTGCAGAATTAATGTCAGCAATCAAGCCAGGTACAGGTTTAGGTAACGCTTTAGTTGATAAAGATAACATTACATTTAGATATGTAGTTGATACATTTGGATCATTAGAGGACGGTACTATTTTAAATAAAGAAGAATTAACACTACTTTGTAAAGAAAGACAAAACGCTTCTGCTATTCTTAATGCACCTATGGTCAAAGAATTAAAGAAGTCTACTAATCCATCTTTTATGGAGTCAGTTTCTCCTTTTAGCTTTAATACTCGTCACGTTGCAACAGGTGGTAACTTAGATTTAAACCCATCATTATTGTATACACTACCTTCAATTAACGAAGGTGCTAACTACGGATTCTATTATGGTCCTGGTTTAAATGTACTTGAGAACGGTAAAACGTTGGTAATTCCACCAGCAGCTTACGTATCTAACAATTACATTGATAAGTATTCAAGTGCTTTACCATGGTCAATCATAGCAGGACCTAGAAGAGGTGTTGTTGGTGGTACAGGTGTACAAGGTTTAGAATTCGCATTTGATAAAAATGACAGAGACGTACTTGAGCCATTTGGTTATAATCCAATCGTATTCGAAAGAGGTGTTGGTCTTACAATCAAAGGTAACAAAACTGCACAGCAAGGAATTCAATCAGCATTATCTTCTGCTCACGTTAGAGAAGCAATGATCTACATCGAAGATGGTTTAGCTGAGATATTGAAGAACTACTTGTTCGAGTTTAATACTGCTCAAACTAGATTAGAGATTAAAACTTTAGCAGACAACTTTATGGAGTCAGTTAAGAAAGATCAAGGTGTTTACGATTATAGAAACATCATGGACGGAACTAACAACACTAACGAAGTTATTGACAACAACATGGGTATTTTAGATACTTACGTTGAGCCAGTTAAAGGTCTTGAAATCTTAGTATCGAGAGTAACAATCTTGAATACAGGAGAAATCGCAACCGGTAACTTTGCATAAGAAAACTAGATATATAAAATAAACAAAGATAAAAATTATGGCTTTACCACATTATTCAGAGGATCAAACTCAAAAGAAAGGTAGAAATTTTGAAGCTGTACAGGCTAACCTGTTCGAAGTAACAATCTTGCCACCAGACGGTGTAACAGGACAAGGAATGTTATTACAGCACATTAATTCTATCTCAGGACTTGACACTCTACACAGGGAAGTAGCTGCGATTGAACAAAAGTATAAGTTTGCTACCAGATCATTTGCTGGTATGCCTGACGGAACTGCGATCGACGTAACAGTTAACTTTACATTAAACTTAAATGATTCTAACCAAGCTTACTTATATAAGACTATAAGACAATGGTACAGATCTCAATATAATCCAGAAACTGGTGAAATGGGTCTAAAAAAGAATTACGTAGGTACAATTGTAATCGTACAATTCAACAGAGAAGGAGATATTTACAGAAAGGTAACACTTGACGATTGTTTCATTACTTCTGGAGTTGGTTTCACAGGTGAATTAAACTATGAAACTGCTGATCCACAAACATTAGAGATCACTTGGAGAGCTGATGTTTGGGCTGAAGAACTAAACTAAGACAAATTTAAAGGAGAGGATGCTTCTGTATCTTCTCCTTTTATTTTGCACAGAAAATATAATATATTATTAACATATCAAAATATTATGAATAACAATAAATTAACCAAAAAGCTACAGGTACTTTTAACTGAGGCTGAAGTGAGAGAGGTTAATCGGGTTATTTTAAATGAAGCTTTAGAAACAGAAACTCGACCAGTATCAGTAAGCGCTTGGATAAGAGATCTAATTCAGAAAGAATTATCACGTAAAACACCCGATCAAAAATCACACTTAAAACAAACACTGAAAAACCTAAAAGATAAATAATATGAGTGAAGAAAACAACAAAAAAGAAGAAGCGGCTAAAAGGGCTTTAGAGTCAAAAGACGCTATCAACAGACCATCGGTTCCAGAGACTTCTGAAGAAGTTTCTAACATGGAAGCAGTAATAGATAGTCAAGGACTAGGTAAAGTTAGTATGGGTTCATTTAACCCACCAAAGGCTGCACCTTCAGACGATTTATTAGGATGGCACATTGAAAATTTAGATAATCTACCTTCAAAGGGTAAATTTTATCCATCTAATACTATCATTAAGATCAGATCTGCAAAAGCGGCTGAGATTAGACATTTTTCTACTATGGATGATAATAATTACATTGACATGGAAGATAAGTTAAATGCTATCGTAGAATCATGTGCAATGATTATGTCAGGTGATAGAAGATTATCTTATAAAGATATTTTAGAAGAAGATAGAATTGTACTTCTTTTAAGTATTAGAGATTTAACTTTTCCAGAACCTGAAAATAAGTTGATACTTAAAGGTAGAACTAAAAAGGGCAAAAAGTCAGTTGATATAGAATTAGCAACTAAAAATTTGGTACCTACTATAATTGAACCAGAAATTGAAAAATATTACAATTCAGGTGAAAGAATCTATACTATCCAAACTAGATCAGCTGGTGAAATCAGAATGAAACCACCTACAATTGGTGTTATGGAAGAAGTAACTGCGTATTTACAAGACAGACAAGAAAAAGAAGTCGAACTAGATAAAGCATTTATTCAAGTATTACCATATATTGTATCTGATTGGAGAGGATTATCTCTTGCCAAAATATTTCAACTAGAAGTTGATTATAAAGGATGGGACGATAGAAAATATATGATCGTTTATAGATTAGCAGAAAAAATGAGAATTGGTGTACAAACAACACTTGAAACGGAAATCGATGGAGAGACCGCAACGGCCCCTCTTGACTTCCCAGGTGGCATCAAAAGTCTTTTCATTATTTCAGATCTCTCTGCAGAACTACTTTAAGACTAAGTTCTACCTGGGTATACATCTTAGAATGCAACCCTCGGAGATTGAAGAAATGTACTACTATGAATATTGGTATTATGTTCAAAATCTTCAAGAGTACATTAAGGCTAAGAATAAACAAACATCGGAACAATCAGAACAACAGGAGAAACAATCGGCTGCTATGAGATCGCAGTCTTCTCCTAAGATGCCCAAAGTTCCTTCAATGAAAGCACCTACATTTAAGATGCCGAAATTGTAAAGATATATAGTATGAGAGACGGTGTGCTGGTTTAGCGATCAGCACACCACATACTTAAAAAATATTTCTCGAAGACTTGAACTTAAATTTTATGAAAAGCGCCTTTGATAGAATGGGCGCTCAAAGCAAAGCGATAGAAGAACTCAATGAGTCTGCTAAAGTGACCGCAGCATCGGTTACTGTTGGTGGAGATTTGTATTCGAGAATAGACGCACTTGTTACCGTACTGGAAGGTATGGCTTCTGGTAAATCCGGAGGTGGAGGTAATAAGACAAGTATTAAAGAAGCTATGGCCATGGCTATCATGGCGCCTACACTAAAGCCAATAGGTACGGGTTTAGGTTACATAGTTGAAGCACTTAACAAATTAGGACCTGACGGTGAGAAAAAAGCTAAGGCAATGGAAGGCATTGCTGGCGCTTTATCAAAACTAGGCGCAGTCGGTAAGTCTATATTCGCATTCGCTGGGTATATGGCACTTTCAATTCCACTTTTAATAATAACAGCAATGGCATCGCCTCTAATAGCGATAGCTCTTTTTGCGACAATTGGTGCAGTGATGCTAGTGGCCAAAATATTAGATAAAAAGAAGTTAAAGGCATTAGCACAACTTAAAAAAGTAGGTTTAGCTCTTTTAGTTTTTGCTGGATCATTAGCTTTAGTGTCTTTATTTATAGGACCTGCAATTAAAGGAGCCATAGGAGTTGCCATTATGTTAGGTATAATAGGTGTAACCTTGAAAGTACTTGATATGTTAGGTATTTTAGATGGCAAGAGGTTAAAAGACTTTGGAAAAGGAATGATGTTATTAGGACTTGGTATATTAGCCATGGCTATTTCATTCGCATTAGTTCAATTAATAATGCCACAGGCAATGAAAGGTGCTTTATGGGCACTAGGTATTATATTAGTAATGGGATTATTGTTCTGGATGCTAGATAAGATGGGAGTTGACAAAAGTATGCGAGAGGGTATTATGGCAATTGCCATGGCAGGTATCGCTATTGTTGGTTTAGGTCTTGCATTCGCAATATTTAAGTATTTAATTCCAGACATGGAAACAATTTGGGCAGCTATTAAAATGTTAGCAATTATTGGTATAACATTTGCAATAATAGGTGTGTTCCAAAAACCAATTATGACAGGTGCTAAAGCTCTATTATGGGCTTCATTGGCGATAGTAGTTGTAGCACTAGCATTTCTAATCTTAAATGCATTAATTCCACCTGGAGAAATGACACTCGAATCGTTTATGCCTCTTCTAGTAGTAGCAGGAATAGCGGCTGCATTCGTAGTTATAGGTTTAGGAGCTAGTTTAATTCAACAAGGTGCTATCGCAATGATTTTAGCAGGTGTGTCTATAATATTAATAGCGCTTGCAGTAAGAATGATCCAAAAGCCACTTCAAAAAGGAGGTTGGGAACTTATCGGTCAAATAGGTGCTTTAGTAGCGATGATAGCCGTAGAATTCGGTTTACTTGGTTTAGCATCTCCGTTTATATTGGCAGGTGCCGCGGCAATGTTAGTTTCTGGTGTTGCGTTGATCACTGTTGCAGGTGGCGTTGCAGCTATGGGTGCAGCGATGGATAAATCTAAAAAATTATTAGCACAACATCCATCTGGTGATGGAACAAACCTAGGTGTGTTAATGAGTCAAATTGGAGATAGTTTCAATATGTGGCCATGGGAAGCAGCGGGTATATTATTAGGAGCAGCAGCAATGTTAACTGCAGGTTTAGCATTAATATCAATCGGTGTAGGTATTGGAAAATTCCAAAAAGTATCTGAGAAAGCTGATTTACCTACGCTAGCTGAAAATATAGCATTTATGGTCGGTTCATTAGCAGTTCCTTTTAATTTAATAGGTGGAGGTGGAACGCTTACTGTTAAGGATCCAATGACTGGGAAAGACACACAAATTAAATTCACTGGTGGTGGAGGTGGTTTCTTCGGCTTAGGTGGTAGTAATCCAGTAGCTATGGGTATTTCTTCTGTACATGGTATGGGAGCTGCATTAACTGGTATTGCTAAAGGTGTTCAAAACATGGCAAATCTTAAATTCCCAACAGGATTTGATAAAGAAGGTAATGCTACAGGATATGAAACACTATCTGGAGATATTTGGAAAACAGTTATTGAAAATACAGTAACTATGGTCGGTTCATTAGCAGTTCCATTTGCTATGATTGGTGACGGTCTTACAATAACAGATCCAGAAACTGGTCAACAAATTAAATTACCAGGTGGTGGTAAAAAAGGACTTTTAGCTTCTATATTTGGTGGAGGTGAATCTAACCCAGTAGCAGACGGTATTTCTTCTGTACAGGGTATGGGTGAAGCTTTAACCGGTATAGCAATGGGTGTACAAGCCATGGCAATGCTTAAAATGCCAACAGGTTTTGATCCAGAAACGGGCGAACCAACAGGATTTGAGGTTTTTAATTTAGAACATGCTAAAACAGTTACAGCAAACACTAAAACTTTGATAACAGCACTATCAGGTACTTTTGCACAAATAGGTAATTCACCTAATGCCAAAACTAGTTGGTGGGGAGGAAAGTCTACAATACAAAAAGGTATTGATCTAGCACGAGGCATGGGAACACCTCTTAAAAACTTGGCAACAGGTGTTCAAGATATGGCTAATTTAAAATTTGCTAAAGGATATGATGCTGAAGGTAAAGCCACTGGATATTACACTATTTCAGATCTAGATAAAATTGTACCTAAGATTGAAAGAAATTCACAAATGCTAATTAAGGCACTGACAAACGTATTTACTACTATTGGTGGTAGTGAAGCTGCTAAAGGTAGAGGATGGACATTCTGGAAACCTACCAAATTTGAAAAGGGTATTAAATTAGTTGAAAAAATTGCAGATCCATTTAAAAAATTAGCGGGAGCTGCTAAGAATGCTGCAAATATAGTTAAAGACATTTCGAACGCACAAGAGGTTCAAGAAAAGGTTAAAGCTATGATTCAAGCTATTACTGAAGCTAGTGGAGAAAAATCAGAATCAGAAATAGAAACGTCAATTAGAATGATAAATGCATTAGGCCATAACTACAATATATTTAGTTATGCTATACCTAAAATAGTATCAGCCGTGAATAGCTTCCAAGCTAAACAAGGTAGAGCATTTATGAGCATTTTTGGTGGAGAATCAACACCCAAAACTCTTATGCCAAAACTAATGATGTTAAAGGGACTTAGCACAGCATACGGTAAAATGTCATGGGCAATTCCAAAAATGACAGCAGCTATTAATAGTTTAGTACCGGAATCTATGACGTCATTTGTTAAAATAATAGGTGGTTCCACATTCTTCCCAGGACAAGCTGAAGCAAAAACAAAAATGTTCATTGTTATAGGTAAGACGTTCTCACGTATGGGCGATGCCGTTCCTAAGATTTCATCAGCTGTTAATCAGTTAGATCCATTTAAGGCAACTATTATGAAAAATATGTTTATGGGTCCAGTTAGTAAAATAAGACCGATAGCAGGTTACACTGCTCAAGCATTATTATGGAGATCTATTGGTAGAAATATGGAAGCTAATGCTAAATCTTTTCCTGAAGTTGCTAGTGCTATTAATTCAATGGATCTTACCAAACTAACAGAATCTCGTCAAATGTTCGAGGCACTTGCAGTTCTTTCTAGTCAAGATAGTCCAGATGATATATTAGCTGCAATGGGTGAATCTCTTGAAAAGGCTTTAGAGAATTTGGCAGAAATGATTGAGAAATTTAAATCTTCTGTAAGTGAAGGTAACGCTGAAAATGCCGGCATATTAGAAAAAGCAGCAGGTGGACTTGGAAAAACAATAGGTGCATTTACTTCTGGAGTTACTGGAGGTGGAAGTGGAGGAGATTCATCACAGGTTGTTGCAGCTATTAACAAAATGCATAGATCATTATCTGGTTCAGGTATTAAAATCAAAAACATGGATGATCTCTAAGATAATCTTATGAAACATTTATTTTTTGTAAAGTATAACTACTAAACAAGATAAATGATTAAAAGTACAACATCACATTACAAGAGCTCAACTATCGATGCAGCATCGTATAACTTTGCAGATAAGACATTAACTGTGGTTTTTAAATGGGCAACTTACGTCTATGAAGCAGTTGACGTGGCAACATGGGTTAACTTTAATTCAGCAGAATCTCAAGGTAAAGCACTTAATGAGTATATTAAAGGAGAATTTGAATATACTAAACACGAAGACAACCCACCAGGTAGTCTTTTAGATGAACTGCCACCATCAGATTATCAACTAGATAATTAATATATTAAATCATGACAAAAGCAAGCATTGTACAACGATTGTTAGATAAAAAAACAATCACAGCTGAAGAAGCCGTAGTCTTACTAAAAAGCGAAGCTATTAATATTCCAATGTATACTCCGAATCCTTATTTTAGTGATCCGAATTGGTCAACTCCACCTCCAGTATGGTGTGAAGATCAAGATAATACAACTAGTAACATCGATTAAATAACTTTCTAATGAAAAAGCGTAATCAATCACGTGAGGATATTAATCCCGAAGATCGTAAGCGAAAGCTTCATTTTAAAAAGAAACGACAGCGTAATCAAGAACCAACATTTGATCATCGCCGCGTTAGAAATCTAAAAGATTTAGAAGACTATGAAGAAATCTAAAATAAACTGGACACTTATTATTACATGGTCTGCTGTTATCACAGTAGCTTATTTAATTTGGTCAAATGTCTATAAAATTATTATAACATGAGTGAATTACCCGGATATTACATAAGCGACGAGTTCAGAACTAATTCAAAAAGTCTTGTTCCAGGAGGATGGGATGTTGAAGTAGAATTTAATAGTTTTGAAAAAAGAATTTATTCTAACATTAAAAACACAGAAGCATATGCTAAACATATATTGGCAAATGATAAAAATGTAAAATCAGTAACAGTAATCGGAGAAAGTAAAACACAATGAAAGAAGAAGATTTTATACACAGACACATTGAGAGCATATTAGATGTTCCTGGTGATCTTAGTTCTGGGATCAACGGTTGTATACTCGCAAGTGTATTCGATAGAGCATGTGACATCCTAGAATCAAATGGATCTAAGAAACCAAACATTGTAGATGTGATCGATGATCCAGAATGTGAACTAACATATCTAGTAGAAAATGGATGATGATATGATATTTTGGGATGATATGTGGAACATGTCAAGTAAGAAACTAAAAAAAGCAACTAAAAATGAAGATACTACAAAAGATAGCGTGGAAGACGCGCAAGTGGAACCTGAAGATTAATTTATTTGATCTATTTTTACACGACGGTGACGGATGTTGGGGATTTACTTTAGTAGAAGTAGTTCATGATTTTAAAACAAGATCTCTACTTGCGTTTGAATTTAGATTACCAAATGGTGGTAATGTTAAAAAATTTAGTATTGACAATTGGGATTTCTTATTTCTTAGAGGTTATATGTATAATCAATGGGAAAAGTTAGATGATAGAAAAATGTGGTCAGGTCCTCTTTCTAGATGGGACGAGATGAAATTAAAGATACTTGGAAAAATACTTTAAACTTTTTTGAAAATAATCAGCCAAATATTTTTTTATTTGGCTTTTTTTTGGTATATTAGTAGAGTAATTAAATTATTAACTAAAACAAGAATTATGCCTTACATTACAAAAGAACAAGTTAAAGCAAAGAGAAAAGCTCTTAAAGAAGCTCTTCCTGAGTACAAATTATCTATTACTACTGAACACTACAGTGGTATCAAAGTAGCTATCATGAGAGGTCCGAGTATGCTCCATGGATCTACTTATGAACAATTAAATCCTTATATAGATTATAGAGAAGAGAGATGGGACAGAGATCTTGAAGATCATGTGTCTTACCCTGAGATTGCCGATTTAATGGAAGTTATTATGCCTATATTGAATGATGGTATTGGTGAAGGCTTTGAAGACTCTGACTACGGCCATGTACCTGATTATTATACTTGGGTTCATATAGGTAAATGGGACAAACCTTATGTGTGTACTCAAATTGCAGGTGTAGACTTTTCGGAATCTCTTAATCAGTTAGATGACTTATCAATCTTTTCATAATTAAAAATAATAAAAATGAGAAAAATAAAAGCAATTATTAAAAAAGTAGATTCAATAGACATTGTTCTTATAACAGCATTTTGTCTATACTTAACATTGTTAATTTCTAATGTTGCAAAAATGTTTTAAATGAGATCATTTATTTTCATAACGCTTGCATTATTTACTTGTGTTTTAGTAAACGCTCAATCGGTAAAAACTAAAAGCACATATGGTGATGCCATCGTATATGTTGATGGTAATACACTAAAATCTAAAAACATGTATGGTGAAGCATTATTATACAATGATCATGGTACTATTAAAACTAAAAACTCTTATGGTAATGCAATCTATTATTTAGACGGTAATACTGTAAAACATAAAAATAATTACGGTGCTCATGTTTTCTATTTTGACAACAACACAATTAGAAGTAAAAACAAGTACGGTGAAGCACTTTATTATTTAGATGGAAATACGTTAAGATATAAGAACAAATACGGTAGAGCTATTTATTATTTTGAAGGTATTCCAAAACGATGGGTGATAATTTGTTTAATATAATTGTAAATTTCCTAGAAAGTGTGTAATTATACTTATATGGAAAACAAAATAAAAACACCTATTACCGAATTGATAGAACAATTCGAGTCAGAGCTACATCACGATAACGTAAATTTAGGTTTACAATACGCTATTGCGATTTCAAAAAGAATGCTCAAGAGAGAACAAAAAATAATGTGCTGGTTTGCTAGAGAATGGCACACGATTAAAACAGAACACTAATGAAAGAACTATTTAAAGAAAGAGTTGATTATAATAAACTCGGAGGAAAAGAACAAGAAGTTTATAATTTTGCCAAAACAGCAGCAGTTCTTGTAGAATACGGCTTTGCATGCTCTCAGATCACTGCAGATAAACACGGTGCTGACATGATAGCATATCATATAGATACAGCTACACCATATTCAATTCAGCTAAAAGGATCAAGGGCAACACTAGATCGTAAGTATTCTGGTAAAAATATTTGGATAGCGTATACAGATCGTAAAACAAATGAGCTTTGTCTTTATAATCATGATCAAGCAGTAGAGATATTTGAAAAAACTAAATCAGGCCAATGCGATACTTGGAAAAACAAAGGATGGTATAGTGGGATGAGTATGCATAAACATTTCGAAGAAACTATTACTCGTTTGAAAATAAATTGAAAATAAACGCGTAAAAGTTTTTTATTGTCGATTATTTGTGGTATATTAGTAGTATACTAATGGAGGTTACTACCTCTTTCACTAAAAAACAAAATTATGACAGTAGAACAAAGATTATCAAATTTAGAAGCATCATACATTAAGTGGTCAGAAAAAGAAAACGGCTTTGAAGATGCTGGTTATATTTGGTGGGAGAGAGAAAAAGATTGCCAAGAATGGTGTAACAAAGAAAAGACGTATGTGCCTATGAGTACTACTAAAACACTTGTTACTATGAGAGCTTGGGTAAAAAGACAAAAATCATTTTGTTCGTAACTTTTAAAAATAAACAGTAAAAAGCTTTCCCCTTTAAAATAAAAGTGGTATATTAGTACTGTAATTAAAAACTAAAAAAAATATATGTACACAGATTTTCAACTCATATCAGATTTCGTTGAAGCATCAAATGCTTCCAATTCTAACACAGCTAAATTAGAAGTGCTAAAAACATACACTCAATACGAGACAGTATGTAAAGCACTTAATTATACTTATGACACATATAAACAATATGGTGTTACTTCTAAAAATTGTAAAAAGAATTCTGATTTGACTGGGCATCCTAACACATACGGAGATTTCTTTCTTTTACTTGATGATCTGAATGACAGAGTGGTCACAGGGCACAACGCAATTGCAAACGTTAATCAATACGTTAAAGAAAACCCGCTGTTTGAGGACTTAATCTGGAACATTCTGGATCGTAATCTT